GATGTCGAACCAGAAAAGAAAGTTTTACTGAGCTAAAGACAACGCCATGGATGGCTTCATTTTATATCACAGATCCTCGATCAAGCACCCGCTGAGATCAAAACCAGCTGTATGGTCATATTGGATTCATTGCCTGGAATCCGCCGCATGGGTTGATCATAAAGTATGGTGGAATAACCAGGAATATTTACTGGAACGCGGCAGCTTCATCAGCAGCTCCGCCAGGGACCAGATTCAGCTGGGCCTTTCACGGCAAGAATTACGGACTGCACAAAAGCATCTTGAACGGTGCGAAATGATAACCATCGAGCCAACCAACAGCGGAACGCTGATCAGAGTCTGCAATTACTCCGTTTACCAGAATCCGAATGGTAAGGCTAACCAACAGGCCAACCCTCAATCAACCAACAATCAACCAACAGCTAACCAACAGCTAACCAACAATCAACCACAACATAAAGAAGGGAATAAAATAAAAGAAAGAAAAAAAGGAAAAAAGATAACTACTGCCGAGCCAAAATATTCCGAGGCTTTTGAAGCATTCTGGAAAGCATATCCAAAGAAGGAAAACAAAGCTGAAGCATGGGAGCTGTATGACGATATTGGACCAGAGCAAGAACAGCAGCTGCTTGAATTTGCTCAACGCTACGCAAAGGAATACAAAGGCAACCGAAAACAATACGCACAGAAAGCTAAATATATTCTCAGGAACATGGAATGGCTGAACTGGATGAACGACAACCAGCCTGAACCAACAGCATCACCAGAGCAACCACGCCAGGAAGATCAATCATCTAAGCAACGCGGCTGCTCATCATTCCAATTCTATCGCACCATCATTCGGCAATCCCTGCCGGATCTTAACCTGGAACAGATTCAACAGCACTGGAATCAATTCCATCACTTTAAAACAGTAATCGAAAATGCAGCAAATCATCAACGTGCAGCAACTCGCTGACAAGAAATTCCTAGACTCCGAAGAGGCTTCGCAATACATGCTCGGCATGTTCAACATCAAACTCTCATCCTGCACCATCAGACGCCTTTGCCGACTGAATAAGATTAAGTCCATCAAGCCAGGAAAGGCTCGCGCCATCAAACCTGAATGGTTGAATGAATACCTCGAAAATGCTTAATCATCAAAAAAGTTGACAATCCATCAAATAACTTGATAGCGTGAAAATACTCATTCTTTTTCTCCACGCGGCTGGCGGTCCCTCTAATACCCGCGTCAGCCGCATCCACAAGGCAAGGAAGCCATGGCGAAGAAATGGATACCTGACGCAAAAACCTACCAAGACATCGAGCGCATGGCTGCGCTTGGACTCAATGAGCAGGATATCGCCCTGAACTTGGATCTTCATCCAAATACCCTCAGCGATAAGAAAAACGAATTCGGCGAAATCGAGAATGCTATAACACGCGGGCGCGCCAAAGGGATGCAGAAGGTGACAGGGCATCTGATGGAGCAGATCGAGGGCGGCAATCATCAAGCCACCGCGTTCTACCTCAAGAATCGAAGGCCCTCAGATTGGAATGACATTCAGAGCGTGGCTGCGATCCAGGTGAACCTGGGCAAGCTCAGTGACACTCAGCTGCTGGATGAGCTGCGCGGCGATGAAACGATTGCTCATGCAGTGGCAAACGAACTGCCAGAGCTGGAACGTTTAAACGATGTATAAACAAGCCACCGCCTTGGAACAAAACCCAGCAATATCAATGGGTTATGACTTAGGCAATCGGGTTGTGAACCCGCGTAGTGATGTCGAAGTGCTGCTGCGCCCCCTGGATCCTGACGGTACGGCTGGCGAAATGGAGCTGGGCCTGGTCATGGATTCCTGGACCCGCGGGGTGGCAGATGACTCGCCTTGGAACCCCCAGGTCGGCAGAGGCCGCGGCGGGGTGGCCCGTACCCCCGTACCCCCCCATATCACCCTTTACTACCACGACACTATCCTCAAAAAAAATCTCCCCAATATGAGCATTATGGTCGCTTGCGATCCTTCTGCTCCCTCTTCCGTTTGGGGTTGGTGCGCGTATTCGCCGGAGGTGCTGCATTACGTGTACGTGAAGAGTGCATTTCGCCGGATGGGAATAGGCGGTTCAATGATACGGGATTTATTGGATAACGGGATATTTTCGGATTCAGGACAAATTTGTTGCAGCCATAGGACCGCGGGATTGTTTAGGGCGTGGCCGAGGGTCAGATGGTTGTGGAACCCTTACAAAATTTTAGGCTTATGAAAGAGTTATCAAAGGTTCAATTTTCGAAGTTTTTACAAGTACCGAGTGCTGGCGGGGGCGAGACATTGCGTGCCTCGAAAGCAGTTTCCATCGATTTTGATGACACGGATCGGATGGTTTATGTGACCGCAACAAATCCGTCAGATGGCGTGGTGAGTAGGCGCATGGTTCCATTGGAGAATATTTTGATGATGGAGTTGATGGAAGATTTTAAAACAGCAGAGGAACAGAGGAAGAGTATTGGCAGGAAGTCCGAAAAAGCGAGCGCGAAGGGAAGCGAGGGCGGATCTTCAGTGGAATCCGCGGCAAAGGGCGCTGGCGGAGGAAGCAGTAAGAAGGGTCCGAGCAAAAAAGGCGGTTCAGGAAAAGCTTGAGGCGGTACGTGCTGCAATGGTGCGTAGTCTCCATGAGCAGCAGCTCGGTTTTTTTGATGACACAGCAAAGAAGAGATTAGCGAGGTGTTCAAGGCGTGCAGGGAAAACGCATTTGGCAGCAATTGGGTTGGTGGATGCAGCAGTAAGATTTCCTGGAACATTGGTTCCTTACATCACGCTGAGTATTAAAAATGCGAGAAGGATTTTATGGACCACGCTGAGGCAGCTGGAAGGGCGTTATGCGATGGGCATGGAGTTTTTGGAAAATGCGCTGACGGTAAGGTTTCCAAATGGGAGCCAGATCATTTTAGGCGGTTGTCAGGACAGGGAGGAAGTTGACAAGTTTCGAGGCCCCGCGTATGGCCGTATTATTGTGGATGAGGCGCAATCGATCAAAACCTCGATTTTGGAGAATCTGATAGATGATGTTTTGGAAGCAGCAACCATCGACCTTAATGGAGAAATGTGGCTCTTTGGAACGCCGTCTGCGAGTGCAAGCGGTTATTTCCATGACGCAGACCAGCTCAAGCGTTCTCCCTGGAAAAGTTTCTCATGGACGTTATTGGAGAATCCGCACCTTACTGGGGCGCGTGAATGGTTGGATCGAAGGAAAGAAGAAAACGGATGGGAGGAAGATGATCCCACATTCCGGCGGGAATACTTAGGGCAATGGGTCAGGGATGAAAACTCTCTGGTTTACAGTTTTTCGAAAAAGCGCAACCTGGTGGAAGAGCTGCCGGAAGTTGATTGGAAATATGGTTTGGGCATTGATTTGGGTTTCTCCGATGCAACGGCGCTGGTGGTTGTGGCGTGGTCTGATGAAGTGCCGGAGACTTATGTGGTCGATGTCGAAAAGCATCATGGGTTTGCTGTTGATGATATTGCTCGGCGTGTTAGATGGCTGGAAGCAGAGTATGGATTCGATAGGGTCGTGGCAGATACCGGGGGATTGGGGGTTATGATCATTGAGGAACTGAACCGTAGGCATTCGCTGAGTATTGAGGCGGCCAAAAAACGGCAGAAGCATGATCATATTGAGCTGATGAATGCAGATTTGAAAAAAGGAAAGCTGCTGGTTTTGGAAACTGAGGCAACCAAGGCCCTGGTGGATGAGATTGAGCTGCTGGAATGGGATCACATAGAGAGATCAAAGGGGAAATGGGTGGAAGCAGCATCATGTGAAAACCATGCTTGTGACGCATTGCTTTACATCTGGCGCGAATCGCTCGGATTTTTACATACCCCAGAGGATCCGATTCATGTTGTAGGGTCCGATGGATGGTTTCAGCAGGAAGAAAGGCGTATGGAAGAGGCAGCCCTGGCGCAGATTGATGATGAACCTAGTGAATGGTGGGAATTTGAACCTCAGATGGTGAATTAATGGCGAAAAAACCCAATCAAGCAGCTGCATCCTCTGGATATTGGGAAAATCTACGCCGCCAGAGGCTTAGAGAGCAAGAACAAAGGGGCCAAATTACTCAAGAGGGCCTGAAAAACATTGCTCTGGGTCGAGTTGCGGGTGCTGCGGGTTTAAAAATGGACATTGCCGAGCTAATAACGCCGCCACTGGTCACGCCACCGTCATCGCTTAAAGCTAAATCGATGCGCCCGTTTCCCGCGGGTATGACCAAGGGCGAAATGCCGCCAAAAGACGGGAAAGGGTTGGAATATAAATATACCTCGGCGGATTTAGGTCAGCGGATGGGTATTTCACCAGCGGAGCAGATTGCTGGTGATGTAGTCGGACCAGGTGCGCCCGTTTCTGCTGCAACAGGTTTAGCCAAAGGCGCAGCTGCTGCCGTGAAGGGATTCAATCTTG